AACACACCAAAGCATTAGCTGAAGAGTTAGAACAGATAGACAAGCTCATTTGTCCAGAGTGTGGTGCTGTTTGCGAAGAAGTAAAGCAATATGGTGGCAATGAATTGATAGCCCATATTTGTCAATGTCCTGAATGTGGTTGTCAATGGTATGGTGACATTGAGCAGAGCGATTAACGTAAAGGTTGTGATACTTATTGGCACTACTCAAACAATGTAGGTGTGGTAAACCAATACCGATGAATGAATCCCATTGTTCATCATGCAAGGACAAGCAAGATCATCATAAGAAGCGAAGCAATAAACTTTATGATAAGAATGTAAGAGATAAGAAAGCTACATCTTTTTATAAGAGCAAACAATGGAGAACGACAAGAGTTCAAGCATTAATAAGAGATCATTACTTATGTGTTCGTTGTTTGGATAACAAACGAATAAAGAAGGCTGACATGGTAGACCATATCATACCTATAAAGCAAGACTGGTCATTAAGGTTATCACTAAATAATTTGCAATCATTATGCAACCCATGTCATGCGGCTAAGACAGCAGAAGATGAAAGAAAGTATAGGTAGGGGGACGTTAAAAAGTGTTAGGTGGCCCCTTTAGGACCTGCGGGGGACTTAAATTCTGCGAAAAATCCGTTTTTGAGAATATTTTAAAGGAGGTGTAATCAATGGCTGGAAGAAAAAAACAACCGTTAGCGGTTATTCAAGGTAAAGGAAGATCGAACCATTTAACAAAAGAAGAAATAGAGAGAAGGAAAGAACATGAAAACAGAATGCAAGGTAATACTGATAAGATTGAACCGCCGAAGCATTTACTAAAAAAGCAGAAAGAAGAATTCGAGAAAATAGCTTCAGAGTTATTAGACTTAGGAATTATAAGCAACTTAGATGTGGATGCTCTCTCTCGCTACATTGAAGCAAAAACGGAGCATCAAAGACTAGGACCTGTAATTAGGAAATTAAATCCTGTAGACGATCTGGATGCTTACACAAAATTAAACAGAACCAGAAAACAACTCTCGGATGAATGTCGATCTTACGCTAATGATTTAGGTTTGACGATTACATCTCGTTTAAAATTAGTGATCCCAAAAACGGAAGATGACAAACCAAAAAATAAATTTAGCAAATTTGCGAAGTGATATAAATGCATCGCACAACTCAATATGCCATAGATGTTGTTGAGGGGAATATCGTTGCTGGTGAATACGTTAAATTAGCTTGTGAGAGACACCTGAACGACTTAGAAAAATCAAAATTAGCCCCTTACGTATATCGATTCGATGAAGAAAAAGCAAATGAATTAATAGAGTTTTCGGAAACCCTAATCATAGGTGAAGGTGAAGAAAAACAACAATTAAGTCTGGAACCATTCCAGGCTTTTATTTTTGGCTCTTTACATGGCTGGGTGCATAAATCAACAGGTTATAGACGTTTTCGGAGTAGTTACGTGCAAGTGGGCAGGCAACAAGGTAAATCTATTATGAATGGTATTTTAGGTACATTTTACGGTAATTTTGATGGATACAACTACGGTCAAATATATTGCACTGCCACAAAAATGGATCAGGCTAAAATTGTATTAAAAGAAATGATTAAATTCATTCGATCTGACGATGATTTAGAAGAGTTATTTAAAATTAAAGAATATGAAAGCACAATTGAATGCCTGATAACCAATTCGGAAATACGTGCGCTTGGACGGGATACAAAAAGCATTGACGGTTTTAGACCGTTGCTTGGCATTATCGATGAATACCATGCCCACCCTGACAACCAAATGTACAAGCAGTTAGAGGGCGGTACTGGTAACTTAAAAGAATCGTTGATTAGTGTTATCACTACTGCTGGATTTGATTTAGGAAGCCCGTGCTATGAACTATACGAATACTGCTGTAATTTGTTAAAAGGCGTATTTGAGAACGAAACACAATTTGTCTATATCGCACAATTGGATAAAGATGATGATATTTGGGACCCGCAAAATTGGGTAAAAGCAAATCCATTAACTTGCAAAACACAAGAAGGCATCGACAGAATGGTTGACATTGCTGCAAAAGCAAAACAAATGGGCGGCAATGAATTAAGAGACTTCATGACAAAGCGGTTAAATATCTGGATTCAGTTTACAGATGATGATTTTATAAAAATGGAACACTGGAAAGCATGTGAATCGGATAAAACTTTAGAGGATTTTAAAGGAAAAACGTGCATAGCTGGATTGGATTTGTCTAGCGGTGGCGACTTAACGAGTTTAGCGCTTGTTTTTCCATACGAGGAAGAGCATAAAAAATATTTTGTTCACTCTCACTCTTTCATCCCTAAAAACCGTGTGCAAGAACATATTGAAATGGATGCAGCGCCTTACGATATATGGATCAACGAAGGTTTATTAACTGTCACCGAAACTTTAGGCGGCATTAAAACAGATTATAAATATATCATTTCGTACCTTGAAAGACTGATAGATGAATACGACTTGAATATTAGAGTGGTTTGTTACGATCCACATAACGCATCAACATTTTTATATGACATTGAAAGTTTAGGATTGGATTCTTTAGAAGTAAAGCAGACAGCCAGAGCATTAAATGACGCAACGGTTGATTTTAGATTAGAAGTTGAAGCGGGTAATGTAGAATACAACAAAAACAATAAATTACTTACTTGGTCAGTCGCAAACGCAAAATTAACTTCCAATTCATTTGGAGAAATTAAGGTAAGTAAAAATATGCAACAAAAACGTATTGACCCTGTGGATGCGGTCATTGATGCTTGGACAGTGGCGATGACGCAAGATACAGAAATAAACTTAACGGAAGTAACAAATGATTTTCTAGACATGATGGGGTGGTGATTACATGGCAAAGTTATTAAAGAAAAATTTAATATCTTTCTTTAAGGATCTTGTGGCCAATTGGTTAGAAGATTTTTTTATATTTGCAGGGGTTTTAATTGTTTTGTTTACAACATATCAAGAATTCGGCTATACAGCAGGTAACTATGCGCTAGGATGTGTACTCTTGGTATGCGGCCTCCTGATTGCGAAAAAATGATTAGGAGGGAGGTGATGGTGTGATTTTCAAAAACGTTTTTAAACCTAAAAACGAATCAGCCGGAATGAATGACCGTAATTTTTTAGGATGGTTGGGAATTGATAGCGATACGCCAAGGGATAAATTATCAGAAGCAACCTATTTTGCTTGCCTTAAAATCTTATCTGAAAGCCTTGGGAAAATGCCGTTAAAAATGTATCAAAGCACCGAAAAAGGCATAGTTAAAAGTGATAAGTCTGACATGTATAACATTTTAAAGCTAAGACCAAATCCATATATGACAAGCAGTATTTTTTGGTCAACAGTGGAAATGAACAGGAACCATTACGGAAATGCTTATGTCTGGTGCCGGTATGATGGACCAGAATTAAAAGACTTATGGATTATGCAAAGTCAGTATACGGATGTATTGATTGATGATGCCGGCTTGTGTGGCACGATAGGAAAGCTGTGGTATAGATATAATGATCCTAGAACCGGAAAATTGTACACTTTTAATAGCGATGAGGTCATGCATTTTAAGACTTCTGCCACGTTTGACGGGATTATTGGTATGCCGGTTCAGGATATTCTCAAGCATACAGTAGAAGGTAGTTTGGAAAGCCAAAAATTTATGAATAACTTATATAAATCCGGTTTGACTGGTAAAGCTGTCCTGGAATACACAGGTGATTTAGACCAAAATGCCAAGGATAGACTTGTAAAAGGATTTGAGGATTTTTCAAACGGTTCAAAAAATGCCGGAAAAATTATCCCGGTTCCACTGGGGATGAAGTTGGTCCCATTGAACATTAAACTAACAGATAGCCAATTCTTTGAATTAAAGAAATATAGCGCATTGCAGATAGCGGCTGCGTTCGGAATAAAACCGAATCAAATAAACGATTACGAGAAGTCAAGTTATGCTAGTGCGGAAGCGCAGAACTTGGCTTTTTATGTGGACACACTTCTTTATATTTTAAAGCAATATGAAGAAGAAATGACGTACAAAATTTTAAGTGATCGTTTTGTGGAAGAAGGTTACTATTTTAAATTCAATGTCAATGTTATTTTACGCGCTGATTTAAAAACACAAATGGATAGTTTATCTAGCGCAGTACAAAACGGCATTTATAAGCCAAATGAAGCCAGAGACTTTTTGGACATGCCTATGGATGATTACGGGGATGTATTGATGGCTAACGGAAACTATATCCCATTAAGTATGCTAGGAGATAATTATGGTGCCAGAAATAACAATAAAGGAGGTGATAATAATGAGTAGGTTCTGGAAGTTTATCCATAACAAAGCTACCGAAAATGAACCAGAAAGCGTCGAATTGCGCATAGAAGGTGATATTGTAGATGATGATGACGTTTGGATTTATGAATTGTTTGGGGAGTCTGCGGCTTCACCAAATGCGTTTAAAGACGAGTTAAACCAATTCAAAGGAAAAGACATAACTGTATCCATTTCCAGCTATGGAGGTAGTGTTTTTGCTGCCGCTGGCATTTATAATGCATTGAAAGACCATAAAGGGAAAATCACTACAAAAATAGATGATAAGGCGATGAGTGCGGCTTCTGTAATTGCTATGGCTGGTGATGAGATACAAATGTCGCCCGTGGCTATCATGATGATCCACAACCCACTTACGATGGCATACGGAAATATGCATGATTTGCGAAAAACAGCAGACATCTTAGATACCGTTAAAGATTCAATCATTAACGCTTACATGACAAAGACAGGAAGGTCAAGAAATAAAATATCCCAAATGATGGATGATGAATCTTGGTTAAGTGCAAAGGCGGCTGTTAAAGAAGGATTTGCTGATACAGTCCTCTATCAGGAGGATAACAGTGCGGTTCAAAACTTTAATATTAATCGCTTGGCAATTGTGAACAGCGCAAACCAATCCATCAAACATGCGATTGAAATTTTCGACAAGCCGGATGAACCGGATAATAAAACCGAAAAAGAAAAGCTATTAATGGAACTGGATTTAATCTAGTTCTTTTTTATTGCAAAAATAAAGGAGGAATTATCAATGAATAAAGAGTTAAGAGAGCTTTTAGAACAAATCAACAACAAAAAAGAAGAAGCTAGGAATCTATTAGCGGAGAATAAAATCGAGGATGCGAAAAACATCCGGGATGAAATTAAAAATCTCCAGGATAAATTTGACGTTATGAAAGATGTTTACGAAGAAGAGAAGGAAAAAATGCAAGATAAAGGGAATCAAGAACCACCAAAACAAAAAAAAGACGCGATTAAAGATTTTGCTAATGCCGCGCGTCAAAAATTCAAAAATGCAATGAGTGAGGGGAGCAATGCGGATGGTGGATATACGGTTCCGCAAGACATCCAAACACGAATTAATGAACTACGCGAACGGAAAGATGCCCTTCAAAACTTAGTTACGGTTGAACCGGTAACCACTTTGAGTGGATCGCGAACATTCAAAACTCGTTCGCAACAAACTGGATTCACAAAAGTGGAAGAAGGCGGAACGATTGGAGAAAAAGCAACTCCACAATTCACCAACTTGCCGTATAAAGTTGATAAATATGCTGGATTTTTTAGTGTAACAAATGAATTGTTAAATGATAGCGACCAAGCGATTACAAGCACACTGATCAAATGGATTGGAGATGAGTCGCGTGTTACACGTAATAAACTCATTCTTGAAGAACTCGGTAAGAAAGCGAAAACGGCCATTGCGGGAGTGGACGAGATTAAAGATACCCTAAACGTTACACTTGATCCGGCTTTTCGTTACACATCAAGCATTGTGACTAACCAAGATGGATATAACTGGTTGGACAAATTGAAAGATAATGATGGGAATTACTTGCTACAACCTTCTGTTTCCTCACCAACAGGAAAGCAGTTATTCGGTGTGCCTGTAACAATGATTTCTAATAAAGACTTGCCAAGCGATACATCAGCAGGAGTAAAAGCTCCGTTTATTATCGGTGATTTAAAAGAAGCGATTGTTTTGTTTGATCGTAAACAACTTTCCATCCGCGCATCACAAGAAGCAGCAGACGCTTACCTAACAGATGTAACGCTTTTCCGTGCAATTGAACGTGAAGATATTGCGACACGTGATGATGAAGCATTTGTTTATGGTGAAGTTATTATCGAAGAACCAGCATCTTAAAGAGGGATTCTCTCCCTCTTTTTTTATGAAGGAGGGGTTTAATGAAGGTTAAAGCAAAAATTGATTGTGTAGGCAAAGGGTACGATTTAAAAACAGGTGATACTGCTAATCTGAAAAAAGAATTAGCGGAAAAACTCATTAAATTTAATTATGTAGAAGAAGTGAAAACAACCCGTAAAAAGTCGGGTGATAAATAATGATGGTAACGCTTGAAGAGATGAAAGAATGGCTTAGAGCTGACGATGATGATGACACTATTAATTCACTTATTTTGGCTGCTGAACAGTATTTAAAAGCTGGTGGCGCAATCATCACAAAAGACAACCAAGAAGTGGCTGATCTGTTATGTAAAATACTTGTGACTGATT